GGCCCATCGATGAGGCGCAGGCGCGCGTCACCGACTTCATTGTTGTCAGCGACGAAGCGGAGAAGTGGGACGACTCGGTACTCGATGAGTCCGACGGCACGACGCCCGATGACTACCAGTTCACGCTGCTGCAGCCCTATCTGCAGGATGAGTGGCCCGACGAGTCAGTTGTCGATGACTGGTACGACGACCAGATCCCCGCCGTACCGACACCCGGCCCACAGGGCCTGCAGGAGCAGGAGGAATGGAACTACCATGAAGAGACCGTGGAGGATCCGTGGGAGGAGGGTCAGTTCGACCGGCCGGCCCTCGGCACACGGCATCGCCACACGCTCGTGTTCACCATTCCGCAGACCGGGGTCAGCGGCATGAATGTAAACGTGATCACCGCGGCGCTGGCGCAGCAGCCGGGCCTGCAGCCCGCACGTTCCTCGTACCTCGCGGGCTCGGCCTGCTTTGCGGTGGCACAGTACTTCGATGAAAACAACAATCCCTTCGTGCCCACTGCGGTGCGCTACCGGGTCGATGACCTGTTGAGCGGCCAGAACATTGTGCCGTTCACGCCTCTGGTACCGGCGACGCAGAATGAGGTGGTGATCACAGCCGCGCAGAACGCGATGATCTCGCTGAGCCGCGATCACGAGGAGCATCAGGTGGTATTCGAAGTCACGGACGGCCTGGGCGATGTCACTTTGGCACGAGCCATCTTTGACCTGCAGTCACAGTTCCTCACGCCCAACGCGATAGAAGAACTGAATGAGTAGTGCAGACGTCTGCAAACCGGATCCAGCGTGAGCACCCCCAATCCTTTCGGGCCCGTCACCTCGTCTGAGGTGACGGTGTCCTCCAGTATTGGGGCCTCACTCGTCAGCCTGTTGATGGCGGACGACATTCAGCCCGGCACCGATCCCAGCTACCAGCTGTGCAAGACGATCTATCTCTACCATCCGCTCGGCCAGAAGATGGCCGAGTCGCCGATCAATCTGGCGCAGAGCCAGTCGCGCAAGGTGACGGTCCAGAATGCCCCGGAGGAGGTGACCAAGGCTTTCGTCAAAGAGTGGGCCGACCTCAGCGCCGATCAGCATATCCACAATGTGATGCGCCTGTCGCGCGTCTACGGGCTCGCCTCGCTGGTGCTCGGCTGCGAAGAGGTGCCAGCGGAGCAACCCCTGGACATGACGAAGATCTGGCAGCAGTCGCTGTGGTTTACGGCGCTCGATCCGCTGAACACCGCAGGCTCGCTGGTGCTCTCGCAGGTGCCGACGGCGCCGGACTTCAACAAGCCGGTCGTCGTGCGGGTGAACGGGAAGGTCTTTCACCGCTCCCGCTATCAGGTTGTTTTCAACGAATCGCCGGTGTACCTGGCGTATACCTCGTCCGCCTTCGGTTTCGTTGGCCGTAGCGTCTATCAGCGGGCATTGTTCCCACTGAAGTCGTTCATCCGCACGATGATTGCGGACGACATGATCCGACCAAACTGGGTCTGCTGGTCGCCAAGCAAAAGGCGCCCGGCTCGATCATCGACCGGGTGATGGCGAAGGTGCAGGGGTTGAAGCGCGCGTTGCTGAAGCAGGCGCAGACCACTCAGGTGCTGTCTATCGATATAGAGGAGGACATCGAGACGCTCGACATGCAGAACGTCGATGGCGCCGGGTCCTTCGCCCGCACCAACGTTCTGAAGAACGTCGCGACCTCGGCCGACATGCCCGCGGTGCTCCTCGAGAATGAGACCATGGTCAAGGGCTTCGGCGAGGGCACCGAGGATGCGCGCAACATCGCGCGCTACATCGAGTTGATCCGCATGAAGATGGCGCCACTCTACGCCTGGTTCGACAACATCGCTCAGTACCGCGCGTGGAATCCGGAGTTCTTCGCGCGGATGCAGCGCCTGCACCCAGAGGCGTACCGCAAGCGTGAGTACGCCGAAGTCTTCAGCGAATGGCGCGCGAGCTTCGCGGCCGGCTGGCCCTCGCTCCTGATCGAACCCGAGAGCGAGCAGATCAAGGTCGAGGAGACCAAGCTCAACGGCGTGACAGACATCCTGAACGCGATGCTGCCGAACCTGGATCCTGAGAACAAGGCTCTTCTCATGGAGTGGGCGGCAGACAACATCGGCGAAAACAAAATGCTGTTCCCCTATGCATTGAATCTGGATTTCGATGCGCTGAAGGAATTCCAGGAGGAGGAACAGGAGCGCACCGAGGAGGCAGCCGAAGCGGCTCTGAAGAACCCCCTGGCCGCGCCTGGCAAGCCGGGGACCAAGGCAAACGGTGCCAACGGCGCGAAGCCCAACGGGGCTGCAAAGCCTCCGCAGAAGAGCCCGGCCCATGCCAGCCGGCGAGCGTAAGCAGTTCTACCGGCTCATCTCGGAGGCCATTGACGACGTGATCGAGCACGGCTTCGATTCGCAGGCGCGGCTCGAGTCATGGCTGAAGCGCCTCGAGATCGCCGCGCGGCGCGCGTTGGTTCCCGAGATCGTCCTGGACCGTGCGCTGCGCAATGCGCTCACCGCCATCTACCGTCGCATGTTGGAGAGCGGTGGGCTGAAGCGCCGGCACAAGGGGATCGATAAGTACACCCTGGCGGCGATCAAGCCGAAACTGCGCAGCGAGCTCGACCGACGGATCCTGGCCTCGGCGGATCTGATCCGCTTGAATCGTGCCGCTTCCATTCAGCGCACGCTCCAGCGCTTCGCCGGCTGGGCGACCGCCGTTCCGGCCGGTGGCACGGATGCGGCAGATCGGCGCGAGGTGAAGAAGCGTCTGCGGAAAGGGATCGCGGCCCTGCCATTTGAGGAACGGCGCGTAATCATCGACCAGGGGCAGAAGCTGGTCGCCGCGATAAACGACGTCGTGGCCACCGACGGTGGGGCGATCGCGGGGATCTGGCATTCGCGCTGGCGCGAGCCGGGCTACGACTATCGTGACGATCATAAGGAGCGGGATCGCCTGATCTATGTACTGCGTGACAACTGGGCAATCCGCAAGGGGCTCATGAAGCTCGCCGGCGCCGAGTACACCGACCAGGTCACCCAGCCAGGCGAAGAGGTGTTCTGCCGGTGCCGGTACGAGTACCTCTATACGCTGCGCGATTTGCCAGCAGCAATGCTGACCCAGCGCGGCCGCGACGCACTTGCTGAGGCCCGCGCGCGCATCGCGCTGCATCATGCCGCC